TCAAACCCTGTCTGCTCGATGAGGCCTGGAGTTTCATCGACATTCACCTGTGCGTGAGTCACGGAGGGCAGGCTATCTTCGGCAGCATATGGCACCTGAACGGGCGGGAGCATGTCGGGCGCGTTTTCCGGCGCGACGGCCATCCCGAGCAAGTCAGGCGTTGTGTCGTCACCATAGTCCGTCACCACCCCGGTCGCGCTCAGCAGCACTTCCTCAAGCCCGCGCGTGCCTGCCAGAAGATCGCGGATGATCGACACGAAATAGCGATACCATTCCGGCGTGACGCGACCGTTGCTGTCCACCAGCGCCGTGTTGGGCGGGTTGATGACCGACGACACCATCAGCGGATGTCCACATAATAGCCGATGGCGAACTTGCGCACCGCGTCGGTGATGACCAGTTGCATCGATCTTTGTCGGAACTGGCCAAGCGTGCGCCATATGGCGCGTGTGCGGTATTCACCGATCCTGCCCAGCGAACGCCATATCTCGTTGGACCATGTGCGCCCGCCATCATCGCTGTAGCGCAGCATGATTTGCGGATCGGAGCCTTGCCCATCGTTCAGGCCTATGCCCGTCTCGAAATAGGCTTCGAACTGGTACATCGTGACGCGCTGGCGGGACGCCTCCAGCGTGGGCAATCCGATGACAACGCGGATCGGCTCACCATCTTCCGTGATGCCGTCGAGATTTGGCCGGTAAAGCTTGCCCGACACGTTGTCGCCCATCACCGGGCCACTCCACGCCGTTTCACTGCATCCTACCCGATAGTTGTCGCGTCCGAACGACAGGCGTTCATGCCATGCGCCTGTCGCCATGTCATAGCAGAACGTCCCGTCATCGGTCGCCAGGCAATAGAATTTATGCCCCTCCTGCGTGTAAGCAAAAGCCCGCGCAGTCGTCGTCGCCCGGATCCGGTATTCGATCGCGTGCGTGCTGATCCTGACCGGGGAATAGCCGTCCAGCCTGTAGATGATCCGGTCGTCACCCATAAAATGGACGCTATTGTCCACCTTACAGATGCTATCGCGATCGAATGCCCCGCGCTCGATAAACGCATTGCCCTGCCGCTCGAATGCGTTGTCGATACCGCCGCTGTTGTAGAAGAACTCGACGCTATCGTTGCCGAAAATCAGCAACTCGCGGTGATTGGCGATAATCCCGATAATCCCGTCTGGCGAACCCTCGGCAGAAATGACATCCAGCCCATCATATTCCAGCCCGTCTCCGATGGCTGAATAAGCGACCTGCGCGCTATCCCGCAGCGACCACAGAAAATATCCGTCGATATAGGCCACGTCGGTAACCGGCAGCAGGTCCGCAGGCTGGGCCAGGGTGGAACCTGTCCACACATAGCCGGTATAGCCGCCGACGATCGCAAGCTGCGCGCCGTTGTCGGCCATCCTGACAGGGCCGGAACCGCCGATACTGCCAAGCTCAATAAATAATCCATCCTCCACGATGCGATACAGTTTGTCCCCTGCTACCGCATGAAGCCCGCTGGTCATGATATGAAGCCCGCGCACCGGAGACTTGGGCAGCGTGCAAAGCAGATCAAGGCCGGGAGACGCCATGACAGCGAAGTCGCCCTGCTTGTCGCCATCGGCCTTTTCGGAGAAGGCGTTGACCAGCCGCGCGCCAGACCATGGCTTTGAACGCCCTTCGCTGTATTGCAGGGCTGGCCTGACCTGCCTCAGCGCCACGGGGCACCCCAATTATCGGGCTGGATGAAGATCGAGGCAGGCTCATTGTCCCACGCCTTCAAGCGGGCGAACAGCGTGTCCGCCAGTTCATCGACCCTGGCATCAAGGCCGGGATCGTTGACCGGATATTTCAGCTTCAACCGCTTGGCGAGATTCATGACCCATGTTTCCTGCCATTCGGCGGGCATGTCGAGCGTATCATTGCTGGCGTCCATCAGGAACATGGGCCGCAATTCATCAATGATGACGCTGATCTGGCTGGCGACGGTGGATGATGGCACGGGCCAGAGATACAGCACACCGGTATCGCGCTGCGGGTCGTAATAGAAATTGACCGGCGTGGATGGGCTGCTGGTCTTGTTGGGCATGTCCAGATATTCCTGCCGCGACCATTCCGTCATCGGCGTCTCATATCCGCCTGTCAGCTGCTTCCTGCGGGCCGACAGGACGCGCATGGGCTTTGGCTCCAGCGTATAGGCTGCCTGTCCTGAGACCGGCGTGACCGTCCGCAGCGTCCGCCGCCACAGGTCATCCATGGCATTGAAGGATAGCGTCATCAGCATGGCGGACGATTTTGCCCGGCGATACATGTCCGCAGAGACAGCCTCACCCTCGGAGCCAACCCCGATCACGTCAAACGCTTCACGGATCAGCTCATTCAGGGAAAAGCTGGCGGTCGTTACAGCGCTGACAGTCATTTACAAATCCTCTGGACGGACGGTCCCGACGAGAAAGCTATCCGGCGTCTCCGGGCGCGAATAGGGGAGCGCCTGCTTGTCGGGAACGCCGCGCACAAAATCTTGCTGATTCCGCCTATCGACAAAACGCCTATCCACGAGCGCGCCGTCCCACTGGCGCACCAGCGCCGACAGCTTCACCTTGAAACCACTGGCATCGCAAATTGCGTTTGCGCCGGGAGAGCCGTATTTTGCCATCAGTAAAGCGCGAGAATATCAGTCGCGGTGGTGCTGGTAGAATTGATCTTGTCCACCTGAACCGGGAGGATTCCCACCGCTACCGATTTGAGCAGCACCGTGTTGCCGCTGACCATGCGTACCGAAATGTCGCCGGAAACGCCCACATACAAGCCGCGCGTGCCGGGGATGACGGTGCTGTCGCTTGGCGTCACCGCCACGGCGTCATGCGCGCCGGATATGTCCTTATATGCGCGGCCCGCCATGGTCAGTCCTCCAGTTCCTTGGGGATGGTCCAGCCATTGGCCTTTGCCAGTTCGATCAGCGCCGCCAGCTTTTCAGCGTCGGTCAGCTTCTTGGCGTCCTTTTTCGCGGTCGTCATGTCAGCGCTCCTTACTGCTTGCCGTTGTCGTTGAAGATGTAGCTGATCAGCACGGTCGTGGTGCCGCCAGTAGCGGCAGACGCGCCGACCTTGCCGTAAATCGGCGTGTCGACGGTGAGCGCCACGCCGGTCAGAGCGCCGGTTGCGTCGGTCAGCGTGAGCGTGTCGGCGTCCACCTCGTTGGCGATACCGGCATTGCTTGCCACCGTGCCAATATCGACGGTCGGGTTCGTGCCGCCCGTCGCGCCGCCCAGCGACTGAACGCCAAGCGGGATTGAGCCAGCGGGAAGGGTGCCAAGCAGAATCTGCGTCGCGGACGTGGGATCGAAGCTGGCCTTCATGACCAGCACGGGAACACCGGCCCAGCTGGTGCGCGATGCGCCTGCCACGCGGACGGAATTGCGGAATGTCGTCTTTGCCATGTGTCTAGTCTCCTAGTCGGGGGATGCCCGTCACAAAAAGGAAGGGGCGGGCACTTCCAACCCGCCCCAACCGATTACGCGCCCTGCGTGCCGTAGACCGCGCGGAAGTCGGTCCACCCGGTCGAATAGCGCTCATACGCCTTGTATTTCAGGTTCGACGTATCGAAGTCGCCATCCTGTTCGAACATCGTTTCCTCGCGCTGGAACAGCTTGACGCCTTCCGGTGCGTTGGTGCGAACGAACCATGCGTCGGGATCGGTGAAATAGTGGTTCACCTTCGCGCCGTCAGGGAACAGGCCCATTGAGCGGATCGCGTTGACGGCATTGTTCGCCGTGTCGTTCTGGTTGATCGACTTCAAGATCCGGGTCGCCTCAAACATGAGGTTCACCGGGATATGCAGCGACTTGGGCATGATCGCGATCTTCATGCCGCGTGCGTTCTGCGCCTGCGCGATCTGGATGCAGATGTCCTCCAGCGACGCCTCCGACAGGTCCGCGTCAACGGCCAGGCGGTTCGACTGATTGCCCACCAGAGTCGGGTGAGCGGTCGAGATCATGGTCGTGCCGTCCGCGCCGTTGTACGAGCCATTGAAGGCCCGGTTATACAGGTTGGCGACGACATTTTCCTTGGTCTGGCGCATCGAGAAGGCAAGGCTGCCCGTCCGCTGCATCCCGATCTTC